TACCACGGGCCAAAGCCTTGGTATAACGTGAAGACAAAGAGTCATACAAGTTATCTTCCACAGCTTCCTCTGTGATGGAGAAGCCCATCGCAATGGTTTCGTGGGTGTAACGTGCAGTCCATGCTTCTTGTGCATTGTCATAAGCGATGGCAGAACCCTCGTTTTTGACTGGTGCTTGACCGAAGCCAGACAACTTTGTCTCTTCTTCAAAGCTACGCTCAGATGTCTCTGTTTCGTAGATTTCTTTATGCTCTTCGCCGTATTTAGCGTACTCAAGACCGAACAAAGCGTTCAAGCCGGGGAGTAATTCTTTGAGCAGTTGTGCGCGTGAAATAGCCATGATTTAGCTCCTTAGATGCCAACGGCGTTAGTGAAAGCGGAAGCGCCGGGATTGAACTTAACAAACACTTCAGTGTAAGTATCAGTCAATGGTGAAGCGAAACCGATGATCTTAAACGCAGCGGCAGTAGTAACTACTGTGCTTTCCAAAGCGCTGGTAGAGTTACCTGTACGGGTATTGCCTGTAGAAGTAGACTGCGCAGCAGCAAAGAAGGTGTTTGCGCCAAGAGCGGCCTGAGTTACTTGACCATCCAATTGAGCTTGGAAAGTAACGTTAGGATCAGTGATCACGTATGCAGTCACCACGCCGGTTGTGCCGGAGGGGTAGTACTGACCGTAAATCTGCTGACCTTGTGCGTTGATGTATGAAGCACCAACAAAAACGCCCCAAGCACCCAAACTAGAACCACCAAGGTTATTGGTAGTCAAGTCTGCGCCGGTAGCGGTAGCCAAAGCGATGTAACCGTCTGCATCAATGATAACTACTTGTCCAAAGAACAAGTTAGTACCAGCGCCGCTAGTTGGGTTAATCAAGAACTGACTCGTAGCGCCAGCATAGGGCATGCCGTCGTTACGATTTATGGCTCGTAGGCCATAGGGGGTATTGGTCATTGACATTTAAGTCTCCAAAAAAATTAAGTACCTTTTCCGAAAGTGACCGTGGACTTACGTTCTTTGAACATAGGCATCCTCGGATCATTCTCGCGCATGTATGTATTGTCTACTGATTCCATTTGCGCATCCGCTTGTTGGCGGTAATACGCATTACGTTGCACAGTAAACTCTACAGGTGTTTTGCAAAGCAAAAGACCACCTACCTCGATACTGTCTGGAAACTTAGCCGCAGCAGAGTTAAACAAACGAATCTCGGGATGATCAGAAGCTCTAACGGGTTCCCAACCCTCGGCAAGCTTTGAAGAATAATTGGTTCCATCGTCTTTACCTTGCGTAGCGATACGAATCCACCGATATTTGTAGCCCTCTTCCGCGATTGGATCGGGAAGAAGTTTAGGAGGCATCCATTGTTTTGGACGTTCCGCTACTTCGCGGGTTGATAGATCACGACTAGGACGTGCAGATTTTTCCATAATTATTTCCTCATTTCTTCAGCAACCTTGCGGGCGTACAGTTCCAAAGGAACTCCCAACCGCTTGGCGAGATTCACTTGCGTCTGCGTTAGTACGATCTTTTTAGGCGCTGTACTACGGGTAGCCGGTGAAACGACATTGGACTTGGTTCGTTGAGGTTTCGCATCAACGGATTCTCCGGCTCCAACTTGGTCGGGGAATCTTTCACGGATGTCAGTGTCGATACGACGATAGTATTCGTCACTGCCAACCCTAATACCATTCTCAACAAGTTCCTCATGTAGCCCTAAAGCATATGAAGTCATGCGTTTGTTGCTTCCAAACCACTGATTTTGGTCTTGCCACGCTAGTAGTTTTTCATCAACGGGCGCTGCCTGTTGAGGTTGTGGTGCTATTTGTACAGGAGTTTCTTCCTCTTGTAAAGGGGCAGGCTTAAAATTATTTACTTTATCTGCGCGGATTCTGGCAGTAGTGAGTGCTTCCTGAGCATCCAGCAACTTATCAGCATCTCCAGACTCGTAAGCTTCTTTATAGAGCCGTTTAGCTTCTTCAATCTCAGAGTTAATGACCTTCTTGGCTTGTTCCAAGAGAACAGTTTGCCCCTGATTGACAGAGCCTTTAAGTTTTTTGTTCTCTTCAAACATTGCCTGAGCAAGGCGAAGAGCCTCTTCTTTTTCACGCTCGGCAGACTCTTTAGCTCTGCGTTCTTCGTGATATCCCTTGGTGAAGTGTTTAAACCTATTCTTAACGCTCTCAGAGTAGGTTGCTAACTCTTCTTCTGTAGGATCTTGTGGAGCCTCTTTCATTGGGGTGCGGTAACGATCCTCTTCCGGGGTATCGTCTACAACTTCAATTTCAGGAGTATCTTCCTGCGGGGCTACAACTTTCCCACCCTTACGAAGGTTCTCTTCCTTTTCATCAGGAAACTCAAATTCTGTTTTTTCAATTTCAGCCATGATTTCTCCTTAGTGTGGGCGTTGGATACCACGAGGGTCTTGCACAACAGCTTGAATAGAGTCATCATTAATGAGTCTCCACTCAGTGCCATGAATCTTCATGCGGGTTCCCGTGTTAGGACGTACTAACACAAAGTCTCCAACCTTACAGGACGGGCCAGAGGGAAATCGGGTTGCGTCTTTAAACGCATCAGGGCCAATCTTGGCTACAAATAACACGGGGGAAAGAAGCTCCTCGTGAAGAATTGCAGTTGCAGATTTAAGGATCCCTGTTTCGCTGTATTCATCTTCTGCTTTGGGAAGCATACAGAGAATGTGGTAAGTAGCCGGATCGGGCACTTGTTTGGCTTTCTCTTCTGCGGAGGTGTTAAGCACTCCACTAAGATCAACCGCGCTGACATCAAATTCAGTCATCTTCATAGTCTTTCGTTTTACGCACAAGGTCAGCAAGTTCATACTGCGCGGTTTGCAGACCTCGGATTGTTCCGCACAGTTCTTTGTAGTGATCGTGGGATTTAGCACCACCCTCACTAACAATCGTGACCAACTCCTTGACGTGGTCATCAAGTCTTTTGTTTAAAGCATCAAGAAGTTGAGTCATCATTTATCTCCGGTACGTTTTGCATTCAACATCATTTGTAAAAGCTGTTGTTTAGCCTGCAAATCCTGCGTCTGTTGGTTGTGTTCCAACTGTTGCTGATGTTGTTGTTCAGCCATACGCATTTCTGCCTGCTTTTTCATGGCATCTACTGCGATGTCTTGCTGGGCTTTTTGTGCGGCAGCAGCAGGGTCTTCCCCTTGTGCGCCTTGCATCTGCGCCATTTTGAGTTGAAGCTCTGCCTGCTTAATAGCCAAGTCGCCTTGAACTTTCTGCGCTTTGGTTTGAGCATCTTGTTGCTTGATTTGCAACTCGGCTTGCTGCATCTGCATGACGGGATCTTGCATTTGCTGTTGTGCTTGCTGTTGGGCTGCTTGGTTCTTGTTGATATCCAAGAGTTGTTTTGCCGCCTGCGCAACGAGCTTTGAGAGTTGCACTTCCACATCCTCGGGCATCTCAATGTTTGGCATCGGCAGGGTAGCGCCAAGGCGTTGCTCAATCTTGGTTCTGTACTGGAACGCAATGTGTTCAGCTACGTGGGCCATGATTGCAGCCTGCATCTGTTGAGCCATTGGGTTCTGCCCCATTTGACCCATCACCATTGGATCTTGCAACATTGATGTATGTACAGCAATGTGTGCGTCGTGATCTTGGTAAATGAATGCTTTAGTAGGCTTGCCGGTCAAGAAAGCCATATTTTCGCTGATTGGATCTCGTGGTGTTAGATCGTCGTCTACCGGTACAAGCTTATCCGCATTCTTAACGCCTAAGACTTCAATCATCTGGCGGTGCAGCAAAGGCAAGTTGTAGATCTGTGGAGCGCCTTGAGCCAACTGAATGACTGCTTGGTACTGCATGATCCGTTGAGCCATTGTGGCGGAATTAGGATCTGATACGGGGATAACATCCACCATGTCATAGTCAGCCCGTTTAGCTTGGGGCGTACCAAACACAGGCGTGTAGTCGTAATCTTCCGGCATGTAGTCACGGATGATTTCTTTAAGCAGTTTAAACTCTTGTTTCATTGAATAATGAACACGAGCTTGCACCGCAGACATGGTCTTAAGCTGGCGCTCAAGTAATGCCAAAGTTGTACCTACGGGCGAGTTAGCTGACATATCGCTGATGTTCATATCTGCGATTGAGCCAAGTCTTCTGCCTTCGTCTGTGATCTGGTTTAACAGAGCCAAGAGAACCTGCGAGGGTTCCTTGTATGGCAAAGCCATGATGTTCTCTTTGACAGAACCACTTGGCACGTCCACATCACGGAACTCACCCGGCTGGATGGGGGTGTCATCTCCTTTGATTCGGAGACCACGAGTCTTCAAACCTCCGGGCAGATTAGACAATGTACCTGCGTCTACGAGTTGACGAATGATAGATGTACCCGCACGGGCATAACCACCGATCAGGTGAATCAAACCTAGGCCATAAGCTCCAAAGCCGGGGACGTAGGTGTACTGGACAAAATGTTGACGTTTGAGTTTGTGTTTGTCGTCTTCATCCCAGTTTCTGCGGATGGAGAGAATCTCAGTTGTACCGCGCTCTAGGGTAATGACGTAAGGAAGAGCAATACCGTCCTCATCTTCATAACCCGGAAGATCGTAATCTACGTGGATCTCATAGATCTGGTAGCGGTCGTCGTCATTGAGGTTGTAGCCTTGGTCTTCGGCTTTCTTTTTCTCTACATCAGTGTAGAACTGAAGAGGTTCGCCAAGTTCCTTGTCTAGATAGAAACCCGAAACTTGAAGCTTGCGGATGTCATTCTTTGTCTTGCGCATGATGTGAGTCACACGCTCTGAGGTCATGGCGCTGGAAGCTCCATAAGGAATAATCACATCCTCTGCGGGGATAAAGATAGAAGCTTGACGGCCCAAGGATGGGTCATAGTAGACCTTCTTGAATGCTGCACCAGCCAGACCTAGAGAATACAGAAGGCGTTCATGCTCTGGTCGATACTCAGGCATCCCTTCAGTCAGTCTGTAGTTCATGTCATCTTTGACACGCTCCGCAGCCTCTTCTTTAAGTTTATCAATTGCACCAATGATTTCCGTTTTGACAGGGCCTTGAGCCGGGAACGTTTCAATAATCGTTTCACTTTGAAACCTGACCGCCGCTTCAGTAAGTACTGTAGAAAAAACTCCACAGGCTCCGAGCCAAGGCTCCGTTCTCTCTTCATACTTCATCCCCAATACATCAAGACCTTTGACATACATCTCCACCCAGTCTTTGCGGGAATTAACGTCTGTGTCTACCATTTCAATCAAATCACTGGCAATCTTCTGGAGTTCACTGTCATCCATGTACTCGGCAAGGTTGTCTGAGAAGTCTTCTTCTTCAGTCTCAGGCATGAGGTCAATCTCTATGCCGTCCATCCCAATTTTGACACCCTCGGGATTGACAATCTCAATCTCAACTGCGGGCGTGTCATCAAGCTCAATGTCTTGCAGGCCCAATGGGGCTTGGCTCAAAGATTGTTCAATGCTCATAATATTCCTTAGTAGTACTCTACTTTTCTACGGGTGTAAAAAGGTTCATCTTCTTCATCAGAATCGATGGAGATAAAACCTCCCAAGCGAAACCGCATCAAAGCTTGACTGCTTGAGTCAACAAGGTCGTCGTGGTCTCCATTGGGGAAAGAAGCCAACTCATCCATCACTTCTTCAGCCCATCGGGTCTCAGGACACCACACCATGCCAGATTCAAACAAAGCAGAGATAGCGTTTACACGCGATATCTTATCGTTTCCTTTGCCCGGCGTATACTCCGCGACCGGAATTCCCATCTTTCTCATCTCGTATATCAACGGAGCGCCTGCTGCTCGCTTCTCAACGATCAAAGTGTCGGGTTCATATTCCTTGTATATCTCTAAAGCTTTACGTTTTAGATCTGGGAACTCCATACGCTCCTTGAATGCGTCCAGAAGGATGATGTTAGCCTTCAGATTACCGTGTTTGTCGGGATGTTGGAACACACCCCACGTTGTACAGGCTGAATAGTCTGCGCGGTTGTTCTTTTCAAACGCAGTATCCCAAGATTGAATGATGTATTCGCACTCAGGGGGACGTTTCTCTTCCCAAATCATCCAATGTTCGCGCTTAATGATCGCGCCTTCCTCGGATGTGGGGTTCTGTTGATACTGCGCTTCCCATTTAGCGACTGGAAGCTCGGCTTTCAGGGCTTCTAGGGCCGGTTTAGACCAGAATCCGGGCCACAAAGGGTTCCCGTTGGGCATAATTGCGGGAAAATCGATGACTTCCCACTGATCTACGCCATCTTTGTCGGAGTTTTTGAGGATCTGACCGGTTAAATCCCGCTTAGACCACCGAGTCATCACAATAATAATGGCCCCGCCGGGCTGTAAACGCTGACGAGGGCCGGAAGTAAACCATTCATACACCCCATCAAACACGGCAGGGTTAGCTTGCTTGGCTTCCTGCTCAGAATGGGGGTCATCAATGATTAAGAGATCTGCGCCCTTACCTGTAACAGCGCCGCCAACACCGATAGCAAAGTAGTCGCCACCCATATTAGTGTTCCAGCGACCTGCGGCCTTTGAATCACTTGAAAGCTTTGTATTAAATACCTTCTGATACGGCTCTGATGAAACAAGATTCCTAACCTTTCGTCCAAAACCTGTGGCAAGCTCCGCAGTGTGTGCGGTCTGAATAATCTTCTTATGAGGAAACTTCCCCAGAAACCACGCAGGCAACAGGAAGGAAGCAAACTCAGACTTGGTATGCCTAGGAGGCATGTTAATGATCAGACGCTTAAGCTCCCCGTTAGCTACACGCTCAAAGGCATCTGACATGATCTTGTGATGAGAACCTGAGATGAAGATGGGCCACATCTGCGTCACAAAGTACAGGAATGATTCCTTAGACCTTTCTATTTTATCCATCTCCAGCAAAGCCTGAATCTTTGCACGGTTCTCAGGAGAAGCTTTAGGAGCCATCTCCAAGTACTTCTTAATCTCTGCGTGGGTGAGGAGGCTCATAGACGTACCACATCACGTACGCTTGCATCAACCAGCTTAATAGCATGGAACTTATAAGGCTTGGTCACAATGTGCCCATCGGTCTTTAACCGATGAACAATCCTGTGGATGTTTGATTTAGATTTCAATCCAATACCCTTAGCTATAACCTCATAAGACGGAGATACACCATGCAACCGAATGTATGCACGGATGAAGTCGAGAACCAACTGTCTGCGTTTGCTCATATGAGGGCACACTGCCCAGTGCGGCGACTAACTGCTCCAGTTTGGTTGTCAACCACAATGTGCCTTCATATAACCAACACGGCTGGAGACTGTAGTCAGAGAGCAGGCGTTCACACTCTTTATCTGACCAGCATTCGCTGAATGTAATCAACGGGCCTGTGCCTCAATCTCCATGCGTGTAGGTGTTGGCGCACTTACAGTCGGAACACGTCCCACAGCGTCTAGCAGCTTCACCAACATCTTGAGTTTAAACGCAAACACGAACGTTCGCAATACCTTTTCTGAAAATA